CTTTCCGTGCATATATCCCTGGCTTTGCCGACGGCAGCGGCACCGCAACGATCTACGTCACCAACGAGGACGCTGCGCTGTCCAATCGCATGGTGGAAGACGTGCTGCAGCGCCAGCAGGTTGGCTGCGGCTTCAAGCTGTACACCGACAAGCAAGGCACCGAGGCGCTTAGCCGCAGCATTGCCATGGATGCTGTGCTGCTGACCGCCAGCCTGAATATCAACCCTGATGACGCTCAGCAGGTTGAGATCACCTTCCGCCCGGCCGGTGCACCTACTTTTGACTTCAGCACTTCTGCTTGATAGTTGAACGGCCCCGGCTTATGCTGGGGCCACCCACATTTATTGCATGGCATCATCTGCGCTGGCACGGCTCAAAAAAGCGGCCAATCTTCAGCCAATCAAGCGCGTCGTAACACTCAATGATGGGTCTACGTTTGAGTTTTACGCTACGGCGCTGACCATGGCAGAACGTGAGCGCGCGCAGAAGATGCCCGGTGGCGATGACCCGAACGGGTTTGCGCTGAATCTGCTGGTAACCAAAGCAGCCGACGATGCCGGCCAGCGGCTGTTTCAAGCTGGTGAAATTGCTGAGCTGAAAAACGATGTGCTTGACAGTGACCTTCAAGCCATGATGCTCGCCATCATCACCAACCCTGAGGAAGCCGAAACCGACATGAAAAGCCCTGAAAAGGGAGCTAAGTAAAGACAACCTGCTGCTGCTGCAGCTTGGGGTTGCCAAAGAGCTGGGCTATTCATTGGCTCGGCTCAATGCCGAAATCACGTTAGAAGAGCTGCTTATTTGGTCTAGTTATTTTGAGATTCAGAATGAAGAGCAAGAACGTCAGATGAAACGACGACGGTAGACTGCTGGTAGCAAAAGGGTTGTGCCGTGTCTGTCGTCGCCAACGTTGCGATTAACGTTGATAGCCGTGGCGCAAACCAAAAGCTGCGTGAGGTTCAGAATCAAGCAACAGCTACCCAGCGAGCCACTGAATCGTTAAGTAAAACAAACGACATCCTTGCGGCTTCATTCACGAAATCAGGCAAACAAATACAAACCGCAGCTAATGGCATGCGGTATTTTGTTGACGCCACAGGTCGGGCCAGAAAGGAAAACGGACAATTCGTAACTACTGCAGAAGCGGCAGCCGCAGGACTGAAAAAACAAGAACAAGCCGCAAATGGATTAAGCAATGCAGTTGGCGGATTGGTTAAAGCATTTATTGCCGCTCAAGCAATTAAGTTTGTTTTTGGTCAAGCCGCAGAAATTCAAACTCAAACTAGAAGCTTGGAGGTGCTTACCGGTAGCGCTTCAAAAGCAACGCAAATTGTTAAAGAACTTCAGGATCTTGGCGCTGTAACACCGTTCACCAGCTCCGAGTTAATTGATGCGGCTAAGCGCCTTCAAGCCTTTGGGGTTGAGACAAACAAGGTTGTAGACACTACGCGGCGGCTCGCTGATGTAAGTGGCGCTACTGGCGCCGAACTACAGGGACTGGTTACCGCTTACGGTCAGGTTCAAGCAAAGGGAAGACTGCAGGGTGAAGAACTGCTGCAGTTTCAAGAACGTGGTGTTGCCCTGCAAAAAGTCTTAAAAGACGAGTACAAATTAAGCGGGGAAGAATTTCAGGACGCGCTTGAAAAGGGGCGAATTAGCGCACAGGCGGTCGAAGCTGCAATTATTAAATTAACGGACGCAGGTGGCAAATACGCTAATGGCGCGATTGCGCAAAGTGACACGCTGAATGGCAAGCTAAGCACATTGCAAGATTCATTCCAGCGCTTGGCCCAAAACATCGGCACCTTTTTTGAGCCGGTGTTTAAGTTTTTGATTGATGGCGTAAACGCACTTATTGAAAGGCTTAATAACGCGAGTCGTATAGGCGCCGAAGCCAGGGCATACGAAGAGGCAAATCGTCGTACAAGGACTCGTTTTGGGGCGTTGAGATATGCCAATCCTTTCGATCAAGAGGTGCAGCAATATCGTGAACGCCTAAGAAGATCGTTAGTCACAGCAGAAATGGGTGCTGGGGGAGCCCCTGCCGCGCCTGCGATGACGGCAGCCGGAGGATTACCACCTTTGCTTGGCGCTACTGGCGGCAAAGGTCGTGGTGGTAAATCAGACGCAGAAAAAGCGGCCGAAAAAGCAGCGCGTGAAGCTGAAAAGCTACGGCAAGAGCTTGAACGGTCGCTAGAAGTTGGCGATCAGCTTGGCACGCAATTTAGTCGTCAAGCAGCGTTGCTGTTTGAGGGATCAGAAATTGAACGCAAGCGCCTGCAAATTCAATTTGATTTTCAAGACCGCGCCAAGCAAATTGCAGAGCTGAAGAATGCCGAGCAGCGCACCAACCTGAATCAGCTCAACGCAGAAATCCAGCGACTTGAGATTATTCAATTACAAACGGAGGAACTGAAAAAGCAAGCTGAAGAAGCTGAGAAGCTCTTCAAGCAAGCGATGGAAGGTGCAGAGTTTGGCGTAGCAGGCCAAGGCACGGTTGCATCCGGCTTGAGTGATGCAATAGCCAAACTCAAGGAAGATCTAAATCCAATCAAACTGCAAATTGATGCGATCGTCAACGGCGCCAATGCAATCGGCAGTGCTTTTGGCCAAGCATTCCAAGATGTCGCAACAGGTGCTAAGTCAACGCAAGAAGCGCTAGCAGATGCGTTTGAAAGCATCGGCAAAGCATTTGTCAGCATGGCGGCTGAAATCATTGCCAAGCAGATGACTCTGATCATTCTGCAAACCATCTTCAACGCATTGAGCGGCGGCGGCGGCGCTTTAGGTAAAGCAAACACCAACCTATCCGGCACCGGCGCATTATCTACATCTATTCCAGGATTTGCTATAGGCGGTCGCGCCAATGGCGGCCCGGTTAGCGGCAACCAGCCTTACATCGTTGGCGAGCGCGGTCCCGAGTTGTTTGTGCCTGGTGTTAGCGGCAGCGTCGTATCTAATGCCGATACTCGCGCCGCGCTAGCCCAGCAAGCTACAAACCGTCAAGGCAATGACACGCGGGCAATGCTCAATCAGCAAACTGCTAACCGTCAGATGAATGCTGGCGGTAGCGCAATGCAGCAAAAACCGATTGAGGTGAAATACGAATCGACCGTAATCAACGGCGTTGAATACGTCACCACTGAGCAGCATCAGCGTGGCATTGCGTTAGCAGCAGAACGCGGTAGGGCGCTTACACTGCAAACACTGCAAAACTCAGTAAAAACACGTAAGCGCGTAGGTATGGCATGAGCACATTTGCATTCGTCAACTACGCACGTTTTCTGCAGGGCGATGGCACGCCAACCTCGCCGGTTTACGCCTATCAAAACTTCTCCATCAATCAAACGCGCACCTACAGCAGCGTAACCTATGCGTTTGCGCCATTCGGATACACGCTGGGTGCTGGCAGTAAGGGCGGCGATCGCAGCGAATCCAGTCTTGTTGCAGGATTGGATCCGATCAGTGTCAACATCTTCGCTGAGGCAGTTGAGTCGCGCTGGCTGTTGGACATCAAAACCGTCAGCCTTGACCCAGAAACTTTTGCTGATGATGCATTGATTCGGTCTGAGCTGTGGCGAGTAGCACAGTACGAAATGGACACTGAGCGCGTAATCCTGAAACTCTCCAGTCCGTTGGACGCCACCAAGGGCGACATCCCTAAGCGCCGCCTAACCACTGGCATTGTTGGCGCCTTACCTAGCACCGGCAACGTGGTGATCAGTTAATGGACTGGAAGCGCTGGATTGGGCTGCCGCACGAGTTTGGCGCCGATCCTGATGATGGCGTCGCGGCTGACTGCCTGGTGATGGTGTGGCGCATCTTGGATGACGCTGGCATTGCACACCCACAAATGAATGCACAGTGGCTGCAGCTTGCCGAGCAGAAGCGTTGGCCAGAGCTAGAGCAGTTGTGGCGTGATGGCACCGTTGAACTTGATGGCCCGCAGCAGCACGCCGTAGCGCTGATCCGCAATGGCCCAGCCGGCCTTGGCGTCAGTATCGTTGTAGATGATGGGCTTTTGCTGGTGCATCACAGGCGCGGCGTCCGATGGGTGCCGCTGTCGTATATGCCAAATCTTCGCTTTTACACGTTTCGCTAATGCTGCCTTCTGATCGCTACCTCGCAAGCCTGCTGGGTCTGACAGACGAGCAGTATCTGTACTTCAAGGCTGAAGTGGCGCGACATGCCAAGGAGCAGCCGGAGCCGGCGGTAGTCGCAGGCGTTGAAACGATCATCGCCATCACACTTAGCGTGATTGGCATTGGCTTTCAGATTGCCGCGTCATTCCTGAAGCCAAGCGTTCCACAGCAGCAAGGCGGCCGTCCTGCGCAGTTACAGGCACGCAACCGCAGCGACGCACCGATCACCAATAACCAGCGCTATACCCCGCGCTACGGCTTCGACAGCACGCAGGACATCACCACACTGGGCAGCACCATCCCACTGGTGTATGCGCTGCGTGAGTCCATCAGCGGCACAACCTACGGCGGCGTGCGCGTAAGCACCCCGATGCTGTGGAGCCAGATCTATAGCCTCGGCGGTAGCCAACTGCTGCGTGCGATCTTCATGATTGGCGAGGGTCCGATCGGTGGTATTGATGCCAAAAACTTTGCGGCTGGTGGCAACACGTTGGCTAGCTACGACTTTGGCAACAGCACAGCCAACAGCGCCGGAAGCAGGCTCACCGTTTATGGCCGCGTGGGTAGCGGCCTCACCACACGCATTGCATCCGGTGATCAAATCTTCGGCCGTGCCGCTAATGCCGATGCAGGCAACGCGCAGAACGCAGGTGGATCTGATGTGTTCATGGTGCGCCGTGGCAGCAGTTGGGCAGCGGACTTCAGCAGCGCCACCAGGCCGAGCAATCAGACGATCTTCGGCGTTTACACGCTGATCGGGAACGATTTCGGGTTCAAGGTCAACCCGGTGATTCGTCCGCGTGTACAGGCGCAGTTGGTGCCTGAAGGCGACGATGGCGATGCGCAAGTGAAGTGCAAGATCGACGACGTTGCGTGGGCGCAACGTAAGAAGGCGCAGACCTACTTCAGTAGCCGCAGCGGATTGGTGAGCGGCAGCGTCGGCAGCGTCGGCAGCACAATCACCTACAAGCTATATTCCAGCAGCGATAAGGACACAGAGTTCAGTCGCGATCTACGCACGCTGACCAACACCGCAGCATGGAGCGTCAGCAAAGAGCAGATCACAAAAGACGGCGCTGCTGGTTACAACAAACCAGCAAGTGAAAGCAGCCGCGCAAAGTGGGTTTACGAATACGACGATGAATCAGTTTCAGATTTAAAAAGCCGACTGAGTGCAACTGTCAACAGCGTCACGATTGACTCTGAAGGCATTGGCACGCTAAACGCCACATTTACTTTCGATACAACTGGACTTGGCGTTTACGACGACACCGATAACATCGACACAGATCTTGAAGTATTGAAAGCAAGTAAATTCCGCGTTACCTTCACCAACCCTGCCATCACGGACGATGACGACGAGGCGGTCTGCAAGTACACCGTCAAGATCCGGGTCCGCACAAAAGCAACTCAAAAAATCAAACGAGCAACGTTAAGCGGCATCAGTCTCAGCACCACCACCACTGACATTGATGGCGTCACGGTGGTGACCAGTGTCAGCGCCAGTGGTGGTGGTGGAGATATTGACATTGATGCGGTCAACAATAATCAAACGCCAGTCTTCAGAATTCAAGACGGCACCAGTGTAACTGGCAATGGCACCGTCACTGTCACGAAAAACCTAAAGTTTGATGCCACGCAAATTCATATTGAGAAATGCGCCGATGTAGCTGGCACCGTTGCAGGCCGTCAAAAAACATGGGATGACGCGATCATCCCAGGCGAGCTTTACAAGGTCGGCTCAGCGCTTGCAATCTGCACTAGCCGCACGGATGACGTATTTGTTTCAGAGGCTGATATATCTACCGGCAGCGGCACTGAAATCACTGCGGTGTTTACGACTGTGCGCACTGGATCAGTCGCGCTCAATACGCAAGCCAACATTGAACGCGATGGCGATGACTACCTAGCGGGCAGTTACGAACTGCGCAATGTGGCAACGGTTGATGGCCACGTATTGCGTTGCGCCATCGCAAGCATTTCAACCACTCGCCCATGTCAAGCGGTTGAGTTTGGTATCCGCTCGCGCATCGGGATCCGTATCAATGGATTCTGCAATCTCAAGGATTCGATCAGCTTTGGCGACGCTGACGAGCGGGCTTGCCTTAGCCGTAAAAACGACATCATCGAGCGCGGCTCAACTCTCAAAGTGGATGTGTTCCAAAGCAACACGATCACAACTACAGAGGAGCGTTACAGCTTCTTCAAGATCGGTTACCGCGAAGCCGGCAGCGGCGGTGCATTTACAATCCTGAGCAACACTTATGGCATCCGCGGCGCGACGCAGCAAAACGTGTTTAACTACGTGCAGTTGAACATGCCATCGTTGAAGCAGTGGGAGTTCAACATTGAACCGCTGTCTGGTTTTGAGGTACGCGCAGGCACTGGTATCAATACGCTCTACGTTTTAGATGCACGACTGAGCACCCGGCAGGTAGTGACTGATGGTTCGGTCACCGTTGCCTTCAATGGTGAATCAGTGCCGCGCACAGCTGAGCAGTTTGCCATTGCCGCAGTACGCGGTGAAGGCAAAGGCATTCCCGAACTGGATCCAAGCAACTACGGCAGCGCAACAGATCGCAGCTACCTCGACACATGGGGCAAGCTTGCGGAAGCCTTTGTCTATGAAGAGGCCCAAAGCAGCGCCGGTAGTGGACCTGAACACGAAGTGGTGTACATCAACGAGATCGTGCCAAATGCCACGGCACCGGTATACGACGACCTCGCTCTAGTCGGCATCAACGTGATGAGTTCGGTTGAGTGGCAGCAGTTCGGGCAGTTCAGTTGCTATGTGACCGGCGGCAAAACGTGCCGGCGCCTGCGGAACAGCCTTGCGGTTGGCGCCACGCACCTATTCCCTGATGTGCTGCTGGATCTGATGACCAATGCCACCTACGGCGCTGGTGATCTGATCACCGATGAGATGATCGACCTTGATGCCTTTGAGACGGCAGCGGATTGGTGCTACGACCGCAAATACTTTTTTGATGGCGTGCAGGCCGATCGCGTCAACCTTCGCCAGTGGGCAGCAGACACCGCAGCCGCTCATCTGCTGGTGTTTGGCGAGAGCGACGGTAAGTTCTATTTGCGTCCGGCCCTGCAATTCACGGCAGTGCCGATCAAGGGTCTGTTCACGGCCGGCAATATCGTTGAAGGCAGCTTCAAGTTGCAATACCTTGAGCCTGAGGAGCGCGAGCCAATCCAAGTCAGTGTGCGCTACCGCGAAGAGCGTGCCAGTACTGATCTAACCAATCCCGGCATCTTCCCGACTGAGCGCGAAGTACTGGTGCGCGAGGCGATCGGCACCGCAACCGATCCAGTTGAGTCGCTTGATCTCAGCGATTATGTCACTAGCCGTGCGCACGCGATTGATGCCGCCAAGTTCATCATCCGTATGCGCCGCATACCAACACATGCAATCAGCTTCCGCACAACCCATGAAGGCGCGCTAGCAAAACTTGGACCTAGCGACTACATCCGCGTGGCAATGGATGAGACGCAATACGACGAATTCAACAATGGCGTCGTCACGGCCGATGGCGCGCTAGTCAGCACCAAGCCTCTGGCCGATGGCGCCTACAACGTGATTGCCTGGGATGGCACAGAAGGCGCACCACCAGCCGATGCAACGCTGACCGTAAGCGGCGGCGGCACCGTAGCCACTCCGGTTGGAGTGGTGTTCACCGTCAAGCTGCCCAGCACGCAGGTGCGTACCTACCAGATTGAGCGGATTACGCCAGACGAAGAAGGCACGTTTAACATTGAAGCAGTTCACATGCCAACCAACGCCTCGGGTGTTCTGGAGCTGGCAAACGGCTTTGATACTGCCGGCAACTGGGTGATTGAGTGATGGCTGTCGCATTTCCAAGCATCACGCCAACCAGCCGCAGCTTTACGGCACCGCGATGGCCGACAAGCGGCATCACGTCACAATCTGGCGTCACAACACGCCGGCTGTGGGGCAGCCGCCCATCGCAAGCGCGACTCAGCCTCGGCTTTGACAACATCACCGACGACAATGCTGCTGCCATTGCGGAGGCGTACAACTCAGCCAAGGGTGCCACAACTGATCTGACGCTGCCCGCGGCATTGTTCAGTGGCGCATCGTCTACGTTGACAACATGGCTTGACGGCAGCGCAACCGGCGCAGGGCTGCAGTGGTTTTTCGCTGAAGAGCCGCCAAACATCGAAAGCTCCGGCAGCCCTGGGCGCAGTAATGTACGTGTAGCACTGGTTGCCGAACTTAGACTGTAGTCATGGCATACACAGGCGCTAACGGCAGCTTCACCATCAACGGTTATACCGGCGTGGTGCGTAACGCTACGGTAGACATCTCGCGTGATGCGCTTGAGACCACGAACCTTGGTAATTACAGTCGCACATATACGCCTGGCCTGATTGGAGCAACAGGTAATGCGACTTTCATCTACGAAGCCGAAATCAAAAGCAATTTAATTGCAAATGTGCTGAACACCGCTAGTTCGCGTGAGACGCCGATTGCGGTGACGCTTACTGTCGGTAATGGGCAAACAATCGCCGGCAGCGTGTTTATCACGCAGGTTGGCACGTCGGTCTCCGTCGGTGA